CGATTCACTGATTATGTTGCCGTCGCGTGCCATGCCCTGGTAAACTGAGGCTGCGAGCCGCTTTGCCGCGTTTTCCAAATCCCACGGCAACGTGCGTACAACTGCGGGGGGTGTGGCCGATTCGTCCTTGGGCAGAACATATCCGCCAACATACGTTACGGCCCATTCTTTGCGCGCGTCGATTGGGCTATCGTAATCGGCGCCCCACGTATCGTACAAGCGCATGATCATGCCGGCGTCTGCATCGTGTATCTCATAGCCTGCCGTATCGATCGCTGTCCCTAGGTACGCTATCGACGTGAGGGTTACGATCGGTCGCACGTCTACCATCAAAATCCGCGTGCCTGTGCCGGCGTGTTTTTCGGACGTCACGGTAGCGCGTCCGAACGTCCGCCCGCAGTAGTGCGCGATAAAATCGGACACGATATTGATCGCGGTTGCGGGCTTGTCGCTGGTGTCGGTGATGCCCATATCCGCCAGTAGCGCGGCTACAGTCGTTAAGGCATTACTGGCAAGAGCGAGAGTCATGATCTACTTGCCCCCGGACAGGACGGACAGCAAGCGCTTGCCGGCGTCACCGGACACACCAAGCGCGGCGGCTTTTTCTGCGGCCTTACGTTCGGCCCTGGTAAGATGCGCGGGCGGCTCGATTTCTTCTTTGGCGGCTACCTCAACTTCTTTGGTGATCCCGTCTGCGATCTTGATGACGGTCTGCACCTCGATCATTTCGAGGGCCGCGCCCGTTCTGATCAATTCGTCGGCCACGTCGTCCTCGAATGCCGCGCCCTCGCCCGCTGCATACGGTAACCGGTTTTGCAGGAAGCGTACTTTTTTCATTGCATCACCTCTCGGTTTAATGAGGGCAGGCGCACCCTTGTACACCTGCCCTCACCGGTCGATTCTTACGCGGCAGGATTGATCACGGCGCCGCCCAGTACCAACACGGCCGACACTGGGATTTTTGGGCTACTCCCATTGAGCATGGTGATGGTCAGCGCCACGTTCAGATAGCGCTTTTGCGGGCGCAGGCTGAACGCGATCGTCGCTTTGCCCGCAGCCGTCATCTGAGTGATCGCGGCGCCCGTGATATCGACCAAACTACCGGCGCTCGATACGTCTTCTTCTTGTACTTTGGCATTGACCGTAAATGAGTCAGGGGTACCGGTTGCGGCGCCTGCCGTGACAACAAGCACGGCAGAGTCGTACCCAAGCCGGTCTACGTACGCCGGGCTGTTGTATGTGGTTGCGGCGCCTGAAATGGCGCGGATTGCCTCGACACACTTGATTTCTTCCCCGATACTTCTCTCGGCTTGGACCATTTTATTTTCCTGTGCGCGCTTGGCGCGTTCGTGTTCACCGACTACAAAACTTTAGGACGCCCGCGCGTGGGCTGATGCGCGGGCGTCCTAACCTGTTTCTACCAGTTCGCATCCAGCGTGGTCAGAACCGACACTTCGGCCCCGCGCATGCGGCAACCAAAATCATTGGCGCAGCTGGCACGGATGATCGATTCGTCGCGCGACGCACCGGACACTAGAGCCCCGGTGACGTCGTTGTACGCGGCGCCGTCTAGCACATCGATCGTGGTAGTCAGATCGTCCAGGATCAGGCACATAGACCACGCGGCGAAGATCAGTTCGCTGCCTACCGTACTGACCGTGGTCAGATTGGTGGGGATGTTCGATGTACTGAAAAACGGGAAGCCCATAAACCTGCCAGCGTCCATTTCGGTACGGAAAACGTAGTTGCCGTTGCTGTCAAGCACCCGGTACAGGTTCCACTTGGTGCGTGGTGCCATCACAAACGCGCACTGCTCAACACCGATATCAATATTGGCAGTCTCGACAAGTGACAGCATGGTGCAAACATCTTCAACGCGTTCGGCCAACGTGCTGCCCGTGGAAGCCGCGTTGTGGCGCGCGTTGACGTTGGCGGTAGGCGCCCAATTGCGCGCGCCCTTCGGCGTGTTGGCGGTACCGGATCCGCGAAGAAAAGCACTGTCCTCAGCGGCTGCAAACCCGCGCACCAGGTCGTCGCGGATGAGGGCGTCAACACCCATAATGCCGCCACTGAGTGAGTGCCGGAGCAGTTCGTTCGACGCCGGCACGATCGCCAAAATCTTTTTGGCGGTGAGGTTGAGCTGTCCCATGGTGAGGGCAGTTGCGTTGACTGCGGTCGATTCGCCGACGTAGCCCGCAGTAGCACCAGTCGAGACGAATGGCAGCGTGGCCTTACCGCCCTGCAGTGTGCGGACACCCGCGCGGCGCACGACCGACCGGGCCTTGAGGGCCTCGATCACCTCAGCGACGAACGTAGGCGGAACGAGCGCGCCACCGCCCGCGAGAGTGCTTTCGCTCAGGGCCTTGATGACATCGTCGTGACAGCGCGCGCCCTTGGCATACGCGATCGGATCGATGCCCAACTTTTTGGCGTGCAGTGACATGATATACTGTGCGAACTTCATGGAGCCGTGAAGATCGCCGTCAGCTTTGACGACAGGGATTGTCGGCAACGGCTGTGCGAATGCGGGCACGAACGCTTCGTTTTTCTTGACGGCGGTTTCTTTCGCCTTTGCCACTTCCTCATCTGCTTTTTCGCGACTGGCCTTGACGGCCTCTGCGATCGTGGGTGCGACGCAATCCGCGATCATTTTCATGATCTCTGCTTTGTCCGCTTGTTCGAATGGCATGGTGCGATCCTTTCGGGCATAGGCCCATAGTTATTGTTGGCGCCTAGCGCCGTAAAGCGTCACGCACAGCCGCGTTAATACGGGCTGTGACCGTTGCCTGTAATGTAGCCGCGCTTTCACGATCGCAATCGGCGCGCATCCCTTCAATCGTTTTCGTCACACGCGCAAGCTCGGCACGCAGATCGGCGAGGGCTTTTTCGTAGCCGGTAGACGCGGCTTTGATGATGCCCAGTTCGGCAAGCGCCTTGCCGTCGTCAGCAAGGGATGCTTGCGGGTTGGCCGCGATTGCCACGGGGCTATACTCCAACAGCTCTTGCTTGGTGTAAGCCGTGCCGAACCCGTCGGCGTCTTTACGCGGGCCGAACTCGATCGGGCGGAACCGCACAGATACGCCACGCAAAAACCCGCCCTTGAACGCCTGCAAAACCTGTTCACCCATCGGATTAACAACAGGAGGCGCGAACTCGGCACGACTGCGCAATACCCCGCCCGCAGTCCAGGTCTTAAGAGGGCGCGCGATCGGCAACATGCCGACGTTGTTGTCCTGTCCGTGTTGCCACAACACAACGCCGGATCGGTTAAACTCGTCAAGCACCCAGCCCTTCGGATCGATCGTGTCCCCGTCTCGGTCGATATCTTTCGTACTGATTATGAACTCGAGCACGCGTGTTGGGTCGACCGCGCCGGGCCCGGCTTTGCTGTACTCACTTACTTCATCGGCGCTCATCGTCGCCGTAACAACCTCGCACCCAAGGCACTTGAAAATATCACCCATCACAGCACCCCTAATGCGGCGTCGAGCTGGTCAGCAAAAACGCCGCGCACGGCCTTGGCAAGCCGCTTTTCGGATTGTGTTAAAAGTCTATCGTAAGCTTTCCATACGGCCTCATCTTCGCCCGCGTACTTGCCCGGCTCGTCACCTTCGAGTATCGGACGGATAGAGCACCTGCAGTTGATATCAAGCTCAGGCACGCCGAACCCACCCGGCTGCATAGCCGACACGCCGCCCGCCTTGAACGCTTCGTCAAGGCCAACCTCGGCACCACCGAGCACGGCATGAGCCTCGCGTGTGCGCGCGCCTGGCTGCGCTACCCAACGCTTACCAACAACCACGCCGCTCTGGCGGTACGCTTCAATGGTCGCAAAGTTCGAGGCACTGTGCGCCTCGGTGCGCGCGATAGCCATGGCCCTGCTGTTGCGGTACTCAGCAAACTTGGCACGCAGTAGCCGTGCAATCTCAGCGGCGCCCGCACCCTCGGCAATCGCTTGCGTCAACAACACGCGCACCTCTTCCAGCGTCGTGTCGTCAATGCCGGCAATCAGCTCACCGGACGCGGCCATATAGTCGATAAAGCGCTGTGACACTGTGGCAAAGTCCGCACCCACGCCCAGTTTGCGCATAGTGCGTTGGCCCCATGCCTGTACATCGCTGTCAATTATTTCGGGGACCGTGTCCTCCATCGGTACGCCCTTGATCTCTTTTAATACGCGCGCGGCCCACGCCTGGTCGAACGCTTTGCTGACGCCGTTACCCTGCCCTA